CCCCCCGCAAGCCCCGCACCCCCCGCATCACGCTCAACTGAACCAACCCGACAAAGGGGAAGGGCCAATCGGCCCGACCCCAGCGTCACCAAATCCTAACTACAAAATCCTATGTTCATCCTCATCACCTCGCAGTACTTGGAAGACTACGGCACCCGCCACAAGTTCAAGGGCGGTCACCTGTTCGCAATCGAGACCACCGACCTCGGTGACGCTCTCGCCACGGTTCACAAGCACCTCTGGAAGCAGAATCTGAATTGGCACACGCTCGGAATCTCGCTCGGAAAATCTCACGCTCCTAACATTGAGTTTCCAATCATTCCCGACTGCCTCAAGCCCCAGGAATTCGAGTTTGAATCGCTGGACGCTCTGGTGGCATCCGTTGACGAATGGGAGACCGTGATTCACCTCGGCTCTGACCGTGTCATCAAGACCATTGCCTCACGCATCAAGCACAGTTGGGAAATGCCAGACGCACCGACCGAACACGACTCCCCTGCCCGTCTGGAACAGGTTCTGGAACTGCCCTCGGACGATGCTAGTTGAAATCCTACAGGCCCTCGGAATCGTGGCCCTAGGCTGGCTGGTAGCAGTCCTAGTCCTCTGTCTCTAATCACAATCGCCTCGCCTCACCAGCGGGGCTTCTTTGTGCCTGTTTAGAATCGTTCCAACCCGTCTGAATCGCTGGTCTAGATTCCCCAGCCCGCCAGCAATCCAGACCACAATCCCAGCCCCGCCANGGCNCCGCCACGGCCCGACCCCAGCCAAGGGGATACGAGGATACCAACCTAGATNTCAACGGCCCTCACAGGCCCAGCCAGACCCCTAGAATCATATCTGAACTTATGTTCACCGTCTTTTACTGACCAAGATTCTTGACTGTTCAAATCCGTTTGAACCTTTAGTTCTTTACCTTTAATAAGATGGTTCATTCCCAACTGAACCTAGGGGGCGGGGGGGGTCGTTCTTTATTCCCCGCACAGTCTTTTAGTCTGGTTCGCTCACATACTTTTTTAAGTATAAAAAGGCTATAGGTATAGACCTAGACTTGTAGCGACTACTTGTAGGAGCGTCAGAGGGGGTATGGGGGAGGTTAAATGGTCTTATGTCAAGCAGGGATTGGGTGTATAGAAGAAAAGTACCGAATCTGCTTGACGCATCTCTGTCTGGCCCCCTAATAACCCCCGTTGTTCGCCCCCTCAGTCCCCCAATTCTGGGGGAAGGGATTTTGAAATTCTAGTTGACTCGATAGCATTCTCAATGAATATAAGGTCGTTCATTGACTCTGCGGAGATTAGGTAGGTCTAAAGTCCGCAAATAAGCGGAGACTGACTTTGCCTTGTTAGCACAGTGGTAGTGCGACAGTTTTGTAAACTGTAGGTCGTTGGTTCAATCCCAACACAAGGCTGACTATAACGGGGCGTAATTAACCCAAGGCCAAGAGGTCTATAACTGACAGCAATGACCGAGGGCCGACCAATTTGGGTGCTGTAGGTGACTACAGGATGTGTTAAGTGTTAATACAGGTCATAATGGCATAATAGCGTAAACTGATTAACCGATACCATCGGTGGGGCTAAAATCCCACCCACCCCCTATTTTACGACCCTTAGTTCAACGGATAGAACACCCGCCTTCTAAGCGGGTCATCCAAGTTCGATTCTTGGAGGGTCGAGTTTACATCCAGTAGCGTAATGGTATCGCACCTGCTTTGGGAGCAGGGGTTTGCAGGTTCAANTCCTGTCTGGGTGANTTTCAGTCTTGTGGTGTAACGGTAGCACAGGAGTTTTTGGTACTCCTTGTCGGGGTTCAAATCCCTGCAAGACTTTTTACTGGGGGCGTAACTCAGCGGTTAGAGTGGAGTCTTTATAAGGCTTAAGTCGGTGGGTTCGACTCCCCCCGCCCCTACCAGTTGAAATCCAGATTAATCGCTTGACACCCCCGCAGGTGTCCCCGATATCTGCTCTATGAAGGAAAAGGCTATGTGCATCGCTCTCGGACTCTCCAGAGACCTCGTCAAGGAACTCCGTTCCTCGTATGAGAAGGGTACGCACTGGGATAAGGTCGCCTCCAAGAAGCCCGAACACCTCTGGGAGATTGAGTGGACTGACCTCGGTGTCTCGCTCCTCCGTGAGACCCTCGGCATCAAGGACGAAGAGTCCATCTCCTCCCCAGAAAAGAAACGGGGCACCGTGTACTGCAAGTACAGGAACCCCCGTGTCCTCGGTGTGATGCTGGAGGGTAAGGAGAGTACCGTCATCTGCCGTGACTCCGCTAAGTTCGGTATCGGGATGCCTGTCGATGTACGGTGGGATGGAGGACGCTGGGTTGTCGTCCGACACCCACGGTTCAACGGGAAGTACTAATATAAAATTTTTTAAATATGGCTACGCCAATTAATCAACCCTACTTTCACGCTAATCCTGCCTACAAGCAGACCACACCGTACATCCCGCCAGCGTACTTCAACCCTGCCGACCTGCCCCAACTGAACGACTCGTTCTCTCAGAACACACGGAAGTTCGATAGGCCAGTCAACCCAATCAAACAGGCGGCAACCATCGTTAAGCCCTACGAAGGGTTTAGGGCAAACGCCTACACAGACTCTGCTGGACACCTAACCGTTGGCTATGGTCAGCGGACAGAAGACCCCAATGCCGTCACAACGGAGGCGGCGGCAAGCCAGTGGATGTTCGACAGACTAGGCAAGAACCACCAGAAGTTGCTTCTGAACAATGTCGCCTACCGTGAGGCAAACCCTAACCAGCAGGGTGCGATGCTGGACTTCTCTTACAATGTCGGGACGAACTGGAGCAAGTACACAGACCTCAGTGCGTACTCTAAAGACCCGAAGGGTGCCCCGTACATCATCCAACTGCTTCCCGCCTTCCGTAAGGATGATAAGGGTGTCGAGCAGGAGGGCCTCACTAGACGCAGGGCTGACGAGGTCAGACTCGGAACCAGCAGAGACACTGAGAACTATTTCCCAATCCATCTAAAATGAAACTTCATTCAGCACTACCCAAAGAAGGTCTATTCTCCGTGGAAGATTCCAACGGCAAAAGACGCTGGGTTAATATCGGCCACAAGGTTGACGGGATGACCGTTGAGGGCTACAACTCCCAGAGCAACACCCTCATTCTTGCTGACGGTGGCAAGTTAAAGTCCATCGGGCTACAGGGTGGCACGGTGTTCGACAGCACTCTTCCAGATAGACAGACCGCAGTCGGCAAGGGGACTATGTCTGAAGCCGACCAGTCCCTCGCCAACACGATGGGAATGACTGGGGCAATGAGCGATGATGACCAAAAGGAATTGGATGCCGCTAAGGGAGCGTTGAATCAGCCCGACTACAATGTTGACCCAAAGTGGGTTGAGCAGACAAGAAAGAACTTTATGCAGGGTGAATACTTCAAGGCCAACCCACAGATTAAGGGTGTTCACACGCTTGAAGAGTACAAGGCTCTTGAGGCCACTGGCGGTCTTAATGATGGCATCCATATGGTTATGAAGAACGAGGCAGACGGTATCGGCCTAGACCACTTCTACCACGGCAATCCTGCTGACGACAAAACCCCTCCCCTCAATATGGGCAACCGCAACGACCCACGACAAGGCCCGCAAGGGTTGAAGTTTGGTGCCGACCCGTCTACCCAGATGCCTGTCGAAATGCCAAAGACATATCGATGAAATGTCTGACCCTAATGACATCGAAGACGAGGAAGATGATGAAATCCCATTTCACGAACTGATATGGCTTTTCAGCCCACTCCTCATCCTATCCTTATTTGTCCTACTCCAGAGGACATCAAAAGAATTACTGAACGATTTGGTGCAGACAAAGCAGTAGAAATCCTTAATCTCCGTGAGGATAAGATTCTGGCTGAAAAGTTAGACCCTTACCGACACGGATTTGACTTACCACACTGGAAAGAAGCCGACCAGTTGCTAAAAGAGAACAATGAAATTCTCATCCTAGGTGGTAACCGAGCGTCCAAAACGGAATGGGCCGCAAAAAGAGTAGTCCAGACGCTTATAAATATTAAAGATGCCCGTGTATGGTGCCTACACACCACGAATCAGTCATCTATTCAGATGCAACAGAATGTTATCTACAAATACCTGCCCGCTGAGTTCAAAGAACTGAAGAAAAACAAGATTCAGAATGTTCAGTACACTCAGAAGAACGGTTTCTCTGACAATACATTCATTCTACCCAACCACAGCCAGTGTTTCTTTATGAATTACGCCCAAAAGCGTGATGTCATTGAGGGTGGCGAGGTGGATTTGATTTGGTGCGATGAACTTGTGCCTCTAGACTGGATTGAAACGCTCCGATACCGTGTGGTCACCCGAAGCGGCAAGTTGGCAGTAACATTTACGCCCATCTCTGGGTACAGTTCGGTGGTTAAGGAGTTCGTAAGCGGCTCAAAGATACTTGAGACCAAGCCCTCACCGCTTCTCCCAGACAATATCAATGTGAACGGCTGTCCGAGAGGCACTATGCCCTATAAGGCCAAGTCGTACTCCCGTTCTGCGGCTGTTATGTGGTTTCACAGCCAACTAAACCCTTACAATCCATTTGAGCAGTTGAAGAAGACGCTTATGGGCAAGAAGTCCTATGAGATTAAGATTCGTGCCTACGGATGGGCCGACAATATCAGCGGTAGCCAGTTNCCACGGTTCAGCCCAGAGATTAATATCGTAAAGCACGAAAATGTCCCAGCCGAGGGCACGAACTATATGGTCACCGACCCCGCAGGTGCCAGAAACTGGTTTATGCTATGGGCTAGGGTGGATACAGAGGGTAATATCTATGTGTATAGAGAGTTTCCAGACGAGTCGGAGGGTGAGTGGGCACTCCCAGCCGCAGAAGCGGACGGCAAGGCGGGAACCGCACAGAGGGCGAGTGCTGGACGCTCCCTAGCCGACTACAAGGCCCTAATACTTGAACTAGAAAACGGTGAGACCATCTGTGAGCGTTATATTGACCCTAGAGCAGGTGGCACCAAGGCAGT